CAACAAGAAAATTCAAGAAAGTATTGATACATTGATTGGTAGGCAACGTGCTTGGGAAAGCAAACGCAGACAAGATTGTGATAAATTAACTAAAAACATTGGTGCGTTAGAAGAACTGGATATCGAAGCTGAATTGGAGGCACATGACTTGCTTGCAAAATGGAATGAGCACACTACCAGTATTAATAACCTCAATAAAGAGCGTTCAACACTGGAAAATGCACTTGTTAGAGCAACAAACAGCGTTGCAAAAGTTGAAAAGGACATTGTAGAGCTTGATGATGCTACATGTTATGCGTGTGGGCAAGAACTTCATGCTGATAAGAAGAATGAAATACTAGAAAAGAAGAAAAAAGAACTTGATGAAGCAATGCAATACCAACTTGAAGTCGCAAACAAACTTGAACCAGTTTTAACTGCGTTATCTAGCATAGGTGACATCAACGGGCGCCCATCAACTACATATGATAGCCTAAAGGAAGCATATGAGCACAGAAATAATGTTGATAACTTAAGAAATGCGCTTGAAAGTAAAAAGAATGAAGAAGACCCATACCAAGCACAGATTGACGACTTAACAACCACTGCTATTCAGGAAATTAACTGGAAAATGGTTAATGATCTTACAGAATTCAAAGATCATCAGGAATTCCTGCTTAAATTGCTTACAAACAAAGATAGTTTTATAAGAAAAAAGATTATCGACCAGAATCTTGCATATCTCAACAACAGACTTACACATTATCTTGATAATCTTGGTCTCCCACATCAGGTTGTGTTCCAAAATGACCTAAATGTTGAAATAACACAGTTGGGACAGGATTTAGACTTTGATAACCTGAGCAGAGGTGAAAGAAACCGTTTAATTCTTGGAATGAGCTTTGCATTCCGTGATGTATGGGAAAGTTTGTATCAGAATATCAACTTGTTGTTCATTGATGAATTGATCGACAGTGGTATGGACAGTGCTGGTGTTGAAAATAGCTTGAGTGTACTTAAAAAAATGGGACGCAACAGCAATAAAAACATTTATCTCATCAGTCACAAAGACGAATTGATTGGTCGTGTTAATAATATACTCAAAGTTGTCAAGGAAAACGGATTTACATCGTATTGCAATGATTTAGATGTAATAAGTGTTGTATAAATGGAAGAGCATGTAGACGACAGTCATGATGAAATGATCCTTGCTTTGTTGGAATATTACAAAGCAAGGGAATGGTGGGAAACAAACCATTCCATAAGATCATATTGGGCTACCCAAAAGGCCATACGTAAAGTCAGAGATGTCGCTGACCGTATCAATAGAGAATTAAGAAAACACCAACAACAATTGGATGAAGAACGACAAAACTACAGTTATAGGCAAAAATTAGTCAATCAAGAAGAATGGCGCTCAGGTAAGAAAAAAAATCAGAACCAAAAAGGCAAAAACTAAGGCACGATAAGTACTTGATGCAATGGATGTATCAAGATAAACCTGTGAATGAGCTACCAGAGGACTGTGTGGGCTTTGTTTATCTGATCACCAACTTGACTTCAGGTAAAATGTATATAGGCAAAAAATTGGCGAAGTTTCAAAAAACTCGCTACAAGATGCACACACAAAAAAATGGCAAAAAAGTAAGAAAAAAACTCAGGGAAAAAGTCGATTCAGATTGGGCCGAATATTATGGCAGTAACGATAAATTAAACGAAGACGTAAACAACTTAGGCTCAGATAATTTCAAAAGAGAAATACTTTTTTATTGTAAATCCAAGGCAGAATGCAGTTACATTGAGGCAAGAGAACAGTTTGCACGGCGTGTTTTAGAAACAGATGACTACTACAATGGTCAGATAAGCGTCCGTGTTCATGGCTCACACATTAAAAGGTTGTAAGTTATGAAAAAAATGGATCATTACTTGGGTCAATTTGAAGTTAATTTAGGCAAACATGAAAATCACAACTGGAAACCCGTAATAGGCGATTTTGGACCACACAGAGGCAAAATAATTTGTGAAACTTGTCAAGGCAAATGGGTAACTTGGTTACCAAAATCAGCAATTGATTATCTCAACAAGTAGGCAATATAGGCAAAGCATTACAGCACATAAGGGTGGCGGGCCAGTTTACAAATACCGCTGTGGAAAAGTCGGCTTGATAACCGAACACAAAACATGTTGAGACACTTCCGGTAGTAGGATTTAAGTATTAGCATAGATTGATTGCTGTCAATCAAAACACACATATTGCTCTAAAAAAACTCCTTAGCACCAGGAACGAGGCGGGAGGTAGAAATATAGTGTATACACCATAAAAATGTTTTGAAAATTTCTTAAAAACGTTTTTATAGCTTATACACTATATTTTGATGTCGATGTAGGTTGGGAAAGGTCAGAGCCCACGGAGCAGTGCAAAATACCTACTTCCAAGTCTTGGCTGTGATACTCACATGAAAAAACAAGACGACGGTACCAGCGACTGGTTCCGTCTGACCGATTAATCTACATGAATATATATAAGATTAAATATGTTATCACTAAAAAAATATCATCTAAAGAAAAAAAATAGTTCAAGCGATAGCGTAGAACTTGTATCTGCGAAGTAGATACAGAAATGATATAAATAATAATAACATTGCCACTGAGGAATAGAAAAATGAAAATTAATGAAGTAACCGCCGTTGATGAAGCACCAGTTGGTGGTATCAAACAAGCAGCTAGAACTATGGGTGCTCGTGCATTAAAACGAGAACCTGGCATGGGCAACACCGCAGCTAATTTGGCCGGAAGAGCTAACTTAGGTGCTACAGCTAACAATTTATACAAACAATTCAATCAATATTTGGGAACGCAAAACAAGACAGTGGCCAATGCAACTGCAAAGGATCTCAAGAGGTTTTTGAAATCAAAAAATACCAAGAGTAAAGAACTGGATGCAATGCCAGACATCAGTGCGTTGAACAAAGAGATGGTCAATAACATTATGATGAAAGTTTCTACTAGAGCCATGAGAGGTGCTAGTGGTGCTGGTACTCCACCTGCATCTGGTGGTTCTAATACTCCTCCTGCACCAGGCGGTACACCACCTGCATCTGGTGGTTCTAATACTCCTCCTGCACCAGGCGGTACTACAATTCCAACTGGTGGTTCTGGTACTCCTCCTGCACCAGGCGGTACTACAATTCCAACTGGAATGACTCTAACTGCTTCGGATGGTCAACAGTACAAGTGGGCCGGTGCTCAGTGGATTGGTGCCAATGGCCGTATGGCAAAGCGTGCAATTGGTCAAGAACTCAAGCAGGCCGCACAGCAGGCAATGACTGTTCCTGACAAAATTAGAAAAGCTGTTGGCAAACTGACTCCACAGCAAAAAACAGCACTGAAGTCAATGTTATAATTAAAAAAACGGGAGGCCACTTTTTTTGGTGGTCTCTAAATTCTCTTTAACAATGCTGCCTATTATCTGCTGATCTTCTATGGTGAGATAATAGGCTTCTTCCATGCTAATACCACCGCGCATGTACCAACAAATTTTCAACAAGTTGTGTTTGATTCCTTTTTGTTCGCCTTCCATGACCTTGACCTCGGCTAGAATCTCAGAGAGACTCCAGGCCAAGATCCTCATGCGAAAAAATTTGATTGATCAAACGTAATTGGAACTAGGAAGTCAGTTGGAGCACCGCGTTCAACTTCTTCAGGGGTGGGCTCCACTTTGAATGGTTCAATTTGGAATTTTGCCTTTTGTCCTTCAATATGATCTTTGACGCCTTTAAAGAAATTTTTGTCACTGTTTTGAATAAATTCCAAAATATGATTTTGATCTTCAACCATAGTTTCATCAAAAGTTATACTGCGTATGCTGTTTGCAATCATGTCAACTGTCATAGTAGTCAACTTGGAAAAACTTTCATTGAACTTGGCAAGTTTTTCTTCTTCTGGAATTTTTTCATCATTTACCAGACGGAAAATTCTTTGTTCCTCAAAAGTTTTCAAGCTGCTCTTGGTGAATTCGCGATATGTTAATGGTCTTAACTGGACTGTCATGTTACCAACAGTGAGTGTATCATCAAAACTCACACTCACTAATTTGCTTAAAATATTTCTCAGGTCAACTGAATACTCTTTGGTGTCACCAATTTTTGGAATTTTTGTAGTAATTTCTAAATTCTCACCGTAGGTGGCGATTCTGATAGCAATCAGCACAGCATCCAAATCAATACTGGGCATACTCCAGGGATCTACAATATTTGGAACACAACTGCGTATCATATCAACAGTTGCTTGACCGTTGAGCAATGCATCAGGAGTTTTCATAGTAAGTTCGTCTTTTGCCGTCATGGCAAACACTGGAAATTCTCCAGTTTCAGTCATCTTTAGCGCACCAGTTGGGTAATACTTTCCATTGCTGGGCAGTGTTACATATACCTTGGGTTGCCTAAAATACTTCTGTAGTGGGTTAGGTTGTTGAACCTGTGGTATTGGGCTAAATTCTACCATAATTATCTCCGTATAAATACATTGTACTAGTATGTATCTTAATTATTTATATACGCATATAACCTGGGTGAAGTAAATTGGCAGAAGAAGTAGATATTGGCAATGTTGGCGGCAAAGGTGTTGCAAGTGAAGAAACTCTGGCGGCTTTGGTTAAAGCCGTTGAGCATATGGCAAAACGAACAGGATTTGATCCCAAAGCTGAAGCTGCCAAAGTTCAAAAGCTACACAACGCCGCGGTAAAAGCTGGAACAAAAGCAACCAAAGACAGTGTAGAAACTTTTGATGTACTAAATGATGAAGTTAAAGAAGCCACTGCCCGTATCAGCGCCATGGGCCGCGGATTCAACATTCTAATTGCTGGGTTAAGTGGAATTGCTGGTAGTATTACTAACTTTGGTAAAGAATTACTCAATGGTGGCAATAATTTACAGAGTTTTGCA